AGTTTCTCCATTATCTCTTCGGTGAAATATGTTTCTGGATCCTTAAGTATTGCAGAAGGATATACACTGCTATCACCAACAACGATCCTATTTCCTTTGCGTTCAAAGATTCCATACTTCTCACCTAATTCTAAGAGTCCATAGTATTTGTCTAGACCTCTTTCATCATAGAACAGTCTAGTTTCTATGTCGGAGTTTTCTTTTGTAAGTCTACTTTTAGCCGTCTTAGCCTTAATAATGTTACCAACAACTTCCGTCTTATCCTTTTCTTTTTTCTTAGAAAGATAAATGATCGTAGACGCGGCGTACTTGAGACCAGAGCCTCCTCCCATTTCTTTAGTAGGGATATAAGATCCGACGACATCATAAGTGTGATTTGTAACTATTAAGGGAACATTTGCTTTTCCAAGTTTTAAAGTTAAAACTCTAAAGATTGACTTAACAATTTGAGCACGAGTCATGTCTCGTGTTTCTTTACCTGCTTCAGCGTCTTCAACTTCTTTCGTTGTGGAAAGCATACCAAGAGAGTCTAACACAAACATTAATGGTTTGCGATCACTCTGTTGAAGGTATTTATCTAAAATTCTTATTGCTTGAGTTCTAAATTCTTGGACAGTAGTAATAGGAACTATCAACATACGTGATGAGTCTATACCTCTACTCTCTATTAACTCTTTAGAAAGGGCAGATTCGGACTCGAAATATATGACACCAGAATCGGAATCAGACTCAAGAAAATGCTGAACGATGCCGAGACAAAAATAAGTCTTACCAGTACTTGACTCTCCTGCGAGAGCAGTGATCTTGTTTCCTGGGATACCTCCATAGATCGACCCAGATAATAGAGCATTAAATACATGGCTACCAGTGTCGATAAAACCGCTTGTATCACCAGCTGAAACTCCGTCGCTGACAAGTGCAGCATATTCATTGTCAATCTCCGTTGCTACATCTTTGAGAAAATTCATGTTAAGGGGAACGTTTAGTAAGTTTAGTGATGTGATTAGAACGTTGCTTGGATTTTTCAAACCAACGTGCTTCTACCTCATCGTGAAATTCCTTTTCTTGCATGTGCTCACCTGCACCAAATGCTTTTTTATATTCAACAATAAAAATAGTCATCCAAAAAGAAACTCCAAACTTGCTACCTTTTCCGACTTCCATCCTATTGTATCTAATATAACCTTTATTGGGTCAAGGAAACTCTTCTCAAATTGTAACTCATAATCCACCTGTTTGTCAAGTCCAAACTCCTTTGGGAAGGTGCTGATGAATGACACTACATTTTCTCCAAACTTATTAGGTGTTTTTAAATAAACGAATTTAATTTTTTCACCGTCTTGTATAAGGGGATATTTGTGCATTAAGTTATTCTTCTTATTGTAGTGGTTGTATAACAACGCACCACGAACATGAATGGGTGTTCCTTTACTATAGATACTGGATGGGTTCGCCCATTTATTTATCCCATTGCATCCTCTGGGGAATGATATATCTTCAACAGGTAACTCGTTGAAGTGATCTTTAAAGTTTGCAATGAACTCCTGTGCTGCCTCTTCTCCTTCATTCATGATAACAGTCAAGCACTCTTTAATTTTCTCTCTGCATGCACCAGGTGTACTAGACTTGACCGCTTCAATACCCATAACTTTTAGTTTAGGTTGATCAAATCTTACACCTTCTATGTCCCATGCATTTAAAATATATCTTTTCTTTGCAGTCCATATACCTTTGTTGGCAATGGTCTCACGTTTCATAAACATCTTCTGGTCATAAGCGTTTACGTAGTTGGCCAACGCTTGATAAGAATCCGAAATATATTTCTCAAATTCCACATCACACACCTTATCAAGGAAGCTAACGATGACTTTATCATCCTTCTCTCTCCCCTTGTATACACTTTGAACCAAAGGACCGAGATTAAGATATATGCTATCAGTATCACTTGCAATGACATAATCTATATCCTCCGTCTTAAGAATCTTGTTTAGATATTTATTCATACGACCTTCAATCCAACGGATAGAAACCTGACCAGATAGAGTAATAGCTTCTGCGTTGGCAAGGTTGTAATAGCGAAAGTATTGATTACCAATAGCACCATAAGCACTATTAAGTTGGATCTTTCTCGCCATCTGAATGTTATTAAACTTGGAGATATCTCTTTGTAGTTTATCAGTCGGTGCTTTTTCATATGCTTGTTTTGCTGCGAGCATTTTCTTTTTATAGATCGTACGTTCTTTGTAGATCTTATCCATCATCTCAGGTAGGAAACCTTGTATGTCTTTACGATACTGTGCACCATTGGCACATACACATACATCATCTTCGATGGTTATCTCTTCATTTAAAATCCTTTCAACGCTCGCACTGGGATGTCTAGTCTCCCAGAGTGTTTCTGGCGAGATATTGTACTGCATGATAAGGTGAGGATACAGACTATTAAGGTCAAAACTAACCACCCAATCATACTTTCCTGGTATCGGTTCTTTAACATAGGCACCTGCATACTTTTCATCTTTCTTTGCACCCTTCTTAGGGGGGACAACAATATTTCTATCAGTAAGATAGTTGTAGATCATTGTATCCCACATACGAACCTGTGAGTACACATCTTCAAAGTTAACCTTGGCATCATAACTCATAGTTATGGCAAGATCTAATAACTTCATCTTCTCTTCAAGACGATCAATCAATTCTGTATCTTGAATGTTATATTCAATAAACTTCTGCCAATCTGATGTATAGAAATCTTTAAAGTTTTCATACTCACTATGGTCAACCTTACGTTGTCCTAACTCGACATGAGCGATGTGATCAAGTCGATAGGATTCTTGGTTACTATAAGTAAACTTACGGTAAAGGTCGAGATAGTCAAGAATGTTAACCCCACTAACATCATAAGCATAGTTCTTGCGTCCTTGGACATAAACTTCCCTCTCATTTGCACGATTCCAAGGTGAAATAGAGTTCATCCATTTGGAACCTAGGATTCTTTTAACCCTACGACATATGTATGGTACATCATAAAGGTTTACATTCCATCCTGTCAAGATATCTGGGGTGTGTTTCACCCACCAGTCTATGAAATGCATAAGCATCTCACGTTCAGTATCAAATATAAACTTCTGGTGTTCTGTATTAAAATCTTTGACTGCCCAGATGTAAAACTTTTTAGTCACCATATCTTTAATGGTGATTGATAGCATTTCTTCTGCTGCTGCTTCTACATCAGGGAAACCGTTTTCGCATTGAACCTCGATGTCCATTGCGTACATCTTTATCTGATTGACATTGTAATCTACGTCATCAGGAAACTCTTGTCTAATATATTGATATACGAAACGTTCATACCCATGAACTTCAAAACCTTCTACACCATCATACTGACGAATAAATTCTCTACCTTCTCTTGGTTTGTCAAACTTAACAGGTGAGACATATCTTCCATCAAGAGTTTGAAACTTCTCTTTATTTTTTGATAAGACATATAATGTAGGAGAAAAATGAGAACGGAACTGCACAGGTTTTCCATTCTCATATCCTCTATACAGGATTGTATCTCCTGCTAGTTGGATGTTAGTATAAAACTTGCTCACTGTTTTTTGTAAAGTTTCTCAATAGCAGGACTAGGATCAAGTATAGTCAAGACTGTCTCGGATGTCAAGAACATGTCACGTTGGGATGTGAATGATGGAAATGGTCTTATCTCTGTATCAGAAATAATCTCAAAACAATTTTCAATCAATAAGCTTGGCTCCTCGTCCAGCTCCGTCACCTTCCCCAACAGGTATTCCTTCCTTTGTCTCAATAAGATCACTTTGATCTGCTGTTGTAGCATCTCCTCTTCCACTGTCTGCCTCCACTAGATGATTGTACTTTTTAATAACCTCTGGATAAGTTTCGTATGCTGATACGACTTCATCCATCTTTATCATAATTTTTTTAGATACTGATAAAGGTGCCCAAGGTCTGAAATGAATTTGGGGATCAGGAAGTTGTTGAACCTCTGGTTGTGCATCTGTTTCGATAAGAACTCTAGGTTCATCAACACCCTCCAACCATACATTGTATGGATGTGATAATTGAAACGCAACAGGTTCTTCTGGTTTTTCTTTAGTAGTTACCTCATAAAGATCGCAAATGATGTCTTCACCATTTTTTGTTCTTACGATTCTTACGCTCATTTTCTCTCCTTTCGATTTCTTAGATAGAATTTTTAATGATGTCCTTCAGAACTCTGGTTTCAGATTTGTTGTATTCTTCTGCCAAAGGTCTAACGTATTTCATTATATCACCAGACATGTCACTTGGCAAGTCTAAAGTTATTAAATCGTAATCACCTGTATAATTATTAGGTTTACAATTCAAGTAGTAATTCATAGTTTATTCCAATAGAAAAGAGACCCCTTGGAGGTCTCTTCAGTTGTATACTATATATCACTTTAGAATGACTTGAGGACACTTAAGTAAGATAACTGCTTTTGCTTGGAGTTTAATATCTCCAGACTGTTCAATCACTTTCTTAACTTCCTCTACTCCATACTCTGCACTAGCATCACTGTACGCCATTAGCAATGACTTGTAATCATCGTGCCCTTCTTGAGCATATTCACAGAAGTTTCCTCCCATGAACATTAGAAGTGAAGTAAGAGTCAATTCAATCATACTAGGATTATATACTTATTTGCCGATCTTGTCAACAGCTGATCTTGCTTTATCAAGAATGTCACCCTTAAGAGGAACGAATCCTAACTTAGGTGCTTTGTCCTGATACTCATCACTCAATAGAGTTGATAGAGTTGTCTTGATTGCTTCAGTGTTTCTACCATTACCAGTTTCATATGCAAGTATCCAAGTCAATGTAGCAATAGGATATGCTCCTTCTGCCTCTGGATTTGGATTTGTACCTGCAAGGTTCTCATCTAACTCAATACCATTAAGTGCCTTTGCTCCTGCATCAACTGATGGTTTTACAAAGTCACCCCACTTGTTTTCTAATGCTGCAGGTCTTACATCATCATCAATATAAGATTGGTTTACATAACCGATAGCACCAGGTGTATTCTTAATCACTCCTGCTACTCCTGCATTACCTTTACCACCCACACCTGTTGGCCACGCTACAGATTTACCTGTACCTAGTGTCCAAGTTTCTGAGAATGCTTGCATACTATTAGTAAATGCCTTGGTAGTTCCAGATCCATCAGATCTATGTGCCCAAGTCATCTTCTGATCATCACATCCAACTTCTTTCCAGTTAGTGATAATACCCATAGCAACTTCAACTGCCTGTTGTTGAGTTAACTTAAGATCACAGTCAGGATTGTTATAACCAAAAGCAATAGTTCCACCTGTCATAGGTATCTGAACTAGACCACGTTTTACTTTGGCAATGTCACTATCTTTCATAGGATCATCAGACGCACCAAAGTTTACTGTCTCATCAATAAATGCTTTTCTTCCACTACCAGAACCAACTGCCTGATAGTTTACTCTTGCTCCACCAGATTTTGCTACGTCTGAGAACCAACGAGTATAGATCTTAGATGGGAATGATGCACCTGCACCACTCAATCTTGTTCTTGCTTCTGCTACAGGGGTCAGTGCGAATAGACCGAGCAGGGCAACTGCGAATGCTTTCATGAGTTTTAAAAAATAAACCTTAATATCTAGTCTACATTAACTGTATCTTAAACTACATTTTGTCTAAAGTTAACCATTCTCTGTCTTGGAATGTAACACCTTTAACACCCCTTGAAGGAAAACTTACTGATAGTCTATCATCTTCAGAAGTTGCAAGATGCGGATAGTATTTTGGAATCCACACAGCATCACCTGGTAGTAACGTTACATCTAGTGCAGGAGGTTTATCCAAATCTAGATTTACCCAATCCTTTCTACTATCAGGTATAACATCCATCTTATCCCATACCTTCCAGTTAGTTGCACCTTCACATTGTACTATAACATTATCATTGTCATCTATGTGAGCACCTAGAGGATGGGGTAAGTCTGGGTTTAGAGTTGCATAGATGTGAGCATCAGTTTGATACCCATATTCTTTTTCTATTTCCTTTGCTAGTTCATTAATCTTTCTGGTAAACCTAGATGCTTCTTTGATATACAGAAACCCAGTTTCCAATACTTCTTTAATAACTGAAGCAGGAACTGAATCTTGTGTAGACCAAGTATCTAAATTCCATTCATATCCTTTTTTTGAATGCAAAAGAACCACCCTGTCGGTAGACATGAGTGGTCTTAAGTTGATGAGGAGTTCTAGTTCTTTCCAACTAAACAGATCCCACCAGTAGTTTTCTTCATGATGTAATTCCATACACCTATTTAGATGTAATCTTTACGTGCATGTTTTTCTGGAACAATTTTCTTTAGCTCTATTGTAAGTAATCCGTTCTCAAATGTAACGTCATCAACTACACAGTCTTCAGATAGTGTCCAAGATTTGTTAAAGTTTCTACGTGCTAGTCCTCTGTGGAAGTACTCTGTGGTTTCTTTATCTTCTGGTTTAGTTCCTTCTACTACTAGTTTTCCATATTCTGTGTAGACTTTTACCTCTTCCTTTTTGAATCCTGCTAGAGCAATCTCTAGTCTAGACTCATGATTATTCAAGTTAATTAAATTATAAGGTGGATAGTTGGAAGAAGGAAT